CATACCACTAGCAGTTTCTTGTTGTGGCATAGACATATCAGCACTACCAGTACCCATCTGAATCATGTTTTGAAGTGATGATACTTGGTTAAATGTACTTGCATCCATTGCACCCATGTCTAATGGCATGATAGCCTCTCTAGGATTACCATTGGTTAGTACAGTTTTACCTGCTCTGACCTCAAATTTCGTTCCTCTTGGTAGTCGAGTTGCGTCAGCAGCCATCATCATTGTATTGCGTAGTGCCATTGAGTCTATTCTTGCCCTCATCTCAGCATCTAGGGCTTTTTGGGCGTTATATCCCTTCTCAACCACACCCCTACCCCAGAATTTATTTGGGATAATGTCGTGCTGGTAGGAAACAAATGGTCTATCAACCATCATAAAAGCATTTTCCTCTACTCTAAGGATATACTCATCATTACATATGGTTACTACTGCCTCTACTAATTCATCTTTCTTGGTATATTCAAAGTCATCCTTATTTGCCTTTGCTTTAAGGAATCTCTTTGGTACTAATCCCCAATATTCGGTAATTTTTACTGAATCAGACTCGTCTGCCTGTTTAGTTTCTGGGTCATAGCTAAATTTTACTGTATCATAATCACCATCAAGGGGTACATCTCGGTATATTCCTGACTGAATACCCTGAACAACATGATATCTAGGTTTGATTACTTCGTGGGCGACACCTAATGCCTCTTCAATTGAATTAGCAGCAGGGTCAATAAGAAATTCTTTAGGTGATATAGGCTCAATCTTAACATCTATAGAGGCATATTCTGTAATACTCCTCATTCCTGTCATTGAACCCTCTACTGGCTGTTCTGCAGGTGCTCTTTCTACAGTTTGATTAACAACAATCTTTGCAACGCCTGTTCCATAGATAGCACCATTGAGGAAAACCTCTGCAATTGCATCTTTACAGCCTGTTTTCTCTAAATCTTCCTGCAATAAATTTCTGATATACTCAGCTTCACTATTATCTTGGTCAAGCATATCATCTTGTATATCGAACCACTTGCCTCTGCCAAATGTTGCCTCTTCTAGTTCAGCAACAGAGGATTCAACTGCTTGTTGTGTTGCAGGTGCTATGATTCTTGAGCGTTCTGCTGTTCTTGTTTTGTCTGATGAATCCCAAATTCCACGCCATATACGATAATATTCATCCCATTTGGGGGTATAGTTAATATCTCGGTGAGTTCTCCAACCCTCCAGTCTATACATCAACCAACTAGCTAGGGCTTGGTATTGTTGTTCTTTCTTGTCAAGCATAAAATTTTATTCCTAAGAAATTCTTGCGATTATAACACAAACAGAAGATTTAATGCGAATGATTCTCATTATCAATGTAAACTTTGCGACATATCCTCTATCTCTATAACTCCATCCATTATCATCTTACAAATAGATAGGTCTACTCTTGAATCATCTTTCACTAGAGTTGAGTCTATATCATTTGCTAAATTTGCAATAATAGATAGTGCTGCTACATATCTCATTGGTAATGTAGACTGGTCGGCACTAAATTCTAAAACATCCTCATAATCTTCTTTATCTAAATCTTCAATATCCTGCAATATCATCTACTGGACTCCATTCTTCTTCTAATTCTATTGAGTGGGCGAAGTCTGAAACGCTCACTTGGTCTATATAGGCTAACGAATCAAGTAAATCGTCATGTGCCATTTTGTTTGGAAAGTCTAACATTTGACTTTTAAAGTGTTTCCAGTCTTTATCTGGATTGAATGTTATCTGTCCATGCTCCATTCTGCCTTGAAGCGACCATGTAATTCTATCTATCTTCTTTTTACCACCATGTCGTAACTCTATTAACGATAACCACTTGTTTTCGGTTCTCATTTCATCTTCCAAGTAGGGTAAGATGGCGTTACGCAATGCTCCTGTTTCAATTCCAACAGAATTAGACTCAACACTTATGGCTGAGTTTAAAATTCTCTTTGCTGTTTCTTTAATATTCCATCTACCATGTAAGATATCTTTAACCCACCACTTATCTCTGTCTATTTTTACAATAGCAATTGAGGTTTCGTCTAATCGGGAACGCTTTAAGTTTCGTTCCTTCTCACTATCCTCATAACCTGCTGGGTCTACAGCAATACAATAACTTCCTTCATCTGGTTCTTCATCCTCTTTAAACCACGACTCTTTAAATATGCCACCACTAAAGGTTTCAAATGATGCTTCAAACTCTTGTCTAAAAGACATAGACGACATTGATTTACTCGCAGCACTTATTTCTTCTTTTGGTAGAAAAGGATTATCAATAGATGTAAATTGAAACGCATCCCAATCCTCATCTTCTTGTGCCTCTTGATATAAGTCAAAGAAGTGATTTTTTCCTGCAGGTGTACCAATAAAGAGTGCTCTACCCTTTACATCTGCAAGTGTGGGTCTAATAATCTGTTCCCAAACAATAGGCTTCATAGAAGCGTATTCATCTAACACGACATAGGATAATCCCACGCCACGCAAGGTTTCTGGTCTATCTGAACCTTTTAAATATATTTTCCTACCATTTATCAAAGTAAGAACAGCCGTGTTCTCGTATGCTTGTATTATTAAATCTTTTCCTAACTCTTTCAGCATAGCCCACATAATGTCTTTAGCTTGTTGAAAGGTTGGTGCTATATAGAATACATCTTTGGATTCTGATTTTATAGCGTTTATTAATAATAACCAAGCAGATAGGTAGGACTTTCCAAACCTTCTTCCAGCAGCAACTATCTTAAATCTTTTGTTAGACTTGAATATCTCTAACTGTGCTGGATGTAAGTCAATGTTTAATTCAGCCATCAGCTACATTAACAATGACTTCATCATCTTCCTTTTCTTCTGGTTCAATAAGTTCACCCTCTGGAGTAACATCTAACTGTTGTTGGATATTATCCAGAGAGGAAACATTAATTATGACTTGAGCATCTGCCTTTGTGCGTGTAGAGTCTACAGCTTTATGTACAGGAAGAATCCTATCTAAGCACATCTTTAAACAATGTACATCCCCTTCCATAGCTTTTGAAATTACTTTCTCTACTATCTCTGGCGACTTATTGCTCATTAACTCTCTTGCCAAAACAGTATACTTATTAACAGAACCTTTAGGTCTACCTGCTCCCTCAAGGGGCTTCATACCTTTTTTAAAGTTTGGGTTTCCTCGCTTTTTCTTAGTTTCTGCCATAAGGCTCAGATTAGAGTTGTCTTGGGGGGTATTATAACACATTAATGAGAATGATTCTCATTTTCTTTTAGATAAGTTCAAATTCTGTTTTTTGTGTATTGGAGGTAATATATATTTTCTCATGCGAAGCATGAGCCTCCCCCAGAGGGGGAGTTGCAAAGCTACGCAATGCAAAGGCGTTCAAGTGGAGATAGCATCATTGTAACCACAGAGCGGCAAAGCCTCACGACACGGGCTTTGCAAGGTCAATGCCTTTAGGCATTGTATAAAAACTAAACAAAGCAAAGCTTTGTTACCTAGCCAAACCAGTATATGCAGTTTGGCCGCCTTTGCTTTGCTTTACTGAGCCGTCTTAGGCGAAACCTTATCGCGACACTTAGCGACAACGGAGCTTAGTGTCGCAAATTTTGAGAGCCAAATAAATATATGAGGGATTTATAATATCCACCCCTCAGAGAAAAAGATTATCTACCAATGAAAAAGAAAAAGAATAATAAAGAAATATAAAATTGCTGTTTTGCTATGCGTTGATTTTATCCTATAAATGGGAAACGCGTTAATATATTTGACTATAAGTTTCTTCTGAATTTAGTTGTAATTACAGAAGATTATTAGGTGTATATTTGCTATAATGTGTGTATGCAAAAGAGGAAAAGCATATAAAAAAACCTCATAATACGGAGTAACAAAAATGAAAAAAATAACACAAACTAAAATGACTTTTAAGGCTGATAATTATGCAAACGCTAGAACGATTAAAGATATATTAGAACTGGCATTTCATTACTTAGAAAAAGATGAACCAAAAGTTGTAGTAAATTGGGAAGATGAAACTGAATCTAATTTTTTTGAAGTAGATTTATTTTTTAATTTTACAACTATTTTAAGACGCTGTAAATTAGAAACAGTTTTCGAACTGATTGATTCTTTAAATCTTCTAGCAGTCGAAAAACCAACAGAAGAAGAAGAAGAAGAAGAAAATTAATTTTAACAGGGGGCGAAAAGCCCCCAACATTAACGGAGTAAAAAATTATGAATATATTATTTGATGAGTTAGAAGAAAATGAAAAAACTGAGTCATGG